AGGTAAGTTCTCATATGCTAATTGTAAACGACTTAATATATCTCTTGCCGTAGATGATTTGTTTGCTAGTATCGCTATGTTTGAATTAGGATTAAACAAAGCATAATGTAATAGATATGAAATAGTTGTTGTAGATTTACCAGACTGTCTAGGTAGTTTACAAATTGTAAATCTATTGTTATGTATTGTTTCTACAATTTTCCTTTGAAAGCCATACATCTTAAAAGGTATAAGACCTTCATCAAGTGATACAATACGAACATAGTTTTCCATAAAGTATAACGGGTCACCCATACACTTTTGATATTCTAATATCTGTTCTTTAGTAAACTCTTGTGGTGTGTTTACTTTTTTTAGATTTGGATTTCCTAAATATGCATTATCACTCATCTTTAAATGAATACCATCCTGTTACTATGTACTTTTCTTTTGTTTTACTAACTTGACCTTTATGAGTATGAGTCCAATCAGTAGGCCATATTACTGTCAAACCTTTTTTAGCTGGCGATGTTAATTTTTGATGATAAAATTCAGTACCACCATCTTCAACATCATTTAAATAAGTCATAAAAACTAAATGCCTAAAACAGCTTTCATTTCCTTGTCTCTCACAATGCCATATCTTAAAACCTTGACCAGGTTTATAATGTTGAATATTATAATCTTGGTGTATGTCAAAATACTGAACATCATTAGCCCATTTATATTTTTTAACATAATTTTCTAAACATTCTTGTAAATGTTTTTTGTAATCATAAAAAGGAAAAAAACTAATATTATTTGGTATGCGAATTTCCTGACAATCTTTTTTTTCAGTATCTAATGTTAAATCACTATTGTTGTTTCCAAGATTGTTGTTTCCAAGCTTACCTTGATAAGCTATTTCTTTGTTCTTTTCATAAAAGTCCAATAAATTATCGCACACTTCAGTTGGTATATACCAACCACCTATAAAACTTTCATATGGAAAATTATGTTCTTTCATAAACTATTGCCTCTATGTGAGTATAACCTAATTGAACAGCTCGTGTTACCCTTTGTCCACCTATATATACACTATATAATTTTTCAGTATAGGGCTTACCCCCTACACCCATTCTTGGAGTTTTACTTATTTTATGTTTAAATACTTCAATAGGTTTTTCCATAATATCATTTATCTTATCTACACCTTGATTTAGCGGAACATTATTTTTAATATAATGTTGATTAAAAGTTAAATCACTAATCTTTAGTATCTGTTTTTTCGGGTGTGATATTCTTGCCTTCAAAGTTTTCATTTTCTTTTTTACGCTCTACATTTGTTTCAACAGATTTTTTATTTAACATCTTTTGTAATTCAGCTGTTGATCCTACAAACAATGCGTTTTTAATATTGGCATTTGCTGTTTTAGGTAACTCTTTTAAATCTTTAAGTTTTTTTTGTAAGTCTTGTAGTTTATCTACAGTTTGTCCTACTTGTCCTATTAATTGACCAGCGACTTCATATGCTCTAGGGTGTTGACCCTCTCTCGCAATATCTAATATACCTTCAATCGCCTCTTGTCCTCTTTCAATTAAATTATAATAGTTTTCTCTACTATACTTGTAATCATTGTCAACATCAGCTTTCTTATCATCTTCTTTACGAGGAACAACTGGTTTATATTCTTGTTTTACAATTTCTTTACTAGGCTCTGGTTTATCAATACCTAAGATTTCATTTACCTTTTCTTCTAATTTACTCATAATACTATTTATTAAACCAAATTATAGTTAATTATACACCTTACATTATGTTCTGGTTGACAACTTGTATGCCAATGTTTTCCATTAAACAAAACAACTCTACCAGCTTTAGGTGTTACTCTTTGTTTTTCTTTTAGGTCTTTAAAAACTGGAACTTTATCATAACCTTTAAATGTGTTTTCATAGATTACAGTATCACCATCACTATCATTGACGTAATATAAAACAACTAAATGATCTATGTCGGCATCAACGTGTGGAGCATCAATTCTTCTATCTTTTAAATTTAAGGGTAGTTGTAAAAAAGAACGACCTTGCAAACAATCTTGTCTTTTAAAATTTATCTTTTGACAAGCGGCATCTATAATGTTTAATACATCTGTATGATAATCAAAGATGTTTGTTTTATCCGTAATAAAATGATAAGAGAAACCTGGTCGCTGTTGTTTGTTATCTGGTTTTGTAACATCGGCTACAAATTGCCATCTTATTTTATTAAAGATTATATCTTGGATTTTGTTTTGAGCTTTAGAGTCAATAATATTGTCAAAAATATAAATGTCATCAATCATAATATAATATTTAGTTTGTATTAGTGTCTTACGATTACAACACCTTTACCACCAGTACCATTAGTTGCTGGGACGGCCGGTGATCCAGCTGTACCACTACCACCTCCTCCACCTGTATTAGCAGTTCCTGGAGTACCTCCTTGTGCTGGACCTGGTTGAGCTTCGAATAATTTATTTCCTTGACCACCACCACCTTGTCCTCCACAACCACCTTGTCCACCACTGTGTGCTCCACCACCACCACCACCAGCGTAGTAAACTGAAGATGTACCATCTGCGATTGTATAAGCTTTACCTGCACCACCTGGACCACCTTTTGTAGGAGATGGTCTACCAGCTGTTCCTGCGGCACCAGCACCACCACCACCACCACCACCATAACCATCTACGAAAGAAGGACCAAATCCTTTACCACCAGCATTTCCAAATCCATATGCGCCAGAATTTCCTGGTTGAGTTGGTTGAGTAGCAGCACCACCTTGACTTCCTTGTCCACTTGTATCACCAGGCCAAGTTCCTCCACCACCACCAGATCCTCCATCTTTACCAACTGTTCCAGGTTGTTGACTTGAGCCAGCAGCATAAGTACCACCTGAGCCACCACCTTTAGCAGTTAATATACCACCTTGTCCTAAACCAGGGTTTCCTGGAGTACCAAATGCTGAATCTTGTCCATAATGTCCAGGAACTGGTGACACTTGAGGTGCTTGACCAAAAGGTTGACCACCACAACCAACTGTGACTGAAATTGTACCACCTGGTGTAAGAGGATAACTTGGGAAGAATATTAAACCTCCAGCACCTCCACCACCACCGTGTTGATTTGCACCAGCACCACCACCAGCAACTACTAATACGTCAGCTGATGTAGTACCTGATGGCACACTAAATGTACCAGAAGATGTGAAAGACGTAGTTACTAGTGCTTTGGAAATAATTGAAAATGCTCTGCTTGTTGTGTTAGATGCAGAGTCAAAAGCTCTTAACACAAAGTTAAAAGTTGTTGTTGAACTTGATGAAGAGTCTGTACCAGCAATAATAGCTGTTCCACCTTCAGCGGCAGTATTAGTTATAGCATAACTTGGTGGTAAAGAACCTGATTGTAATTCAAATCTTACTGGAGTAGCATGTGATTCTGGGTCAGTTGCGTTTACAGAAAAACTACCAGCAGTACCTATTAATTGTGTTCCTAAACTACCTGCAGCAGTAACATATACAGGTTGTGCATTGATATTAACTTGGTCAGCTGCTACCACTTGTAAACCACTACCATTTAATATCACAACATCATATGGCTCACTTGCATTTGATAAACTTGATATGGCAATAACACCTGTAATTTGTGTTGCACTATTTCTTGTTACGCTATCAAAATTTACGGTAGCACCTGCAGTTGTTCTTAACTGAGCTGTCACTGTTGCATCAAAATTTGTTCCTGTAATTGTAAATGTAGCGTTACCTGTTCCATCACCTGTATTTACATTAGTTGGTGTAACAGCAGAAAATGTTGGAGCAGTAAGACCTACGTTTGAAGACAATATTTTTTTAAGTGATCCTGCACTTGCGTCATAAATCAAAAGAATATCGTTTGAATTAGCAGTTTCAGCTAATTCTGTATTACCTATAATTACAGAATTATCTAAATGCTCTTCACTGATTGCGTCATCTGTGATTGAATTTGTTTTGATTTTGTTTATTGCCATAAGTCTCTCTTTAGTATTTATATTATTTATTCATCTGAATCGGTGGTTGTATTATATTTTTTACCGTCTGTAAAGTCACTAATTGTTGTAGTAAATCCAAAATCATCATCAGCGTCAGCGCTAGTAGGATTAGGAGTTATTACTATTCTCATTTCTCTCGCTTTATTTGTAGTATCTGTGTCAGTATAAACGTCTGATTGTGTTTCTTTAATGACTTTTTGAGTAGATGCTGGACCAAATAAGTAAGTTTTCGCAGTAAATCCTAGTGTGTAGATAACGGCTCTTCTTCTACTAAAATCACCCTCGTAAGTATCTTCATAATTAACACTGTTTAAAACTATTGGTATATCTCTTTTTATATCTAATTCTGGTATTGCGTTTACTGTTACAGTAAAATCTGGTTGAAAAAATGGTAATATTTGTTCTATAATTTGTAGACCTGCCTCAGCGCTAGCAGTAAATGAATATAAATTGTAAGAAATATTATAAGGAACAGGTGTATAATTAAAGTTTAATATTTTACCATCTGCGCCAGACTTAACGTGTTTGAATTTTTGTACTCTTGTTAGTTTTCTACTCGAATCATATTGAATACCTGAAATCTCAAAACTCATACGAGGTAAGGTAATCGCAAATTCTCTATTATCTAAACTTGGTTGTTGGTCTAGTCTAGCTAAAAATTTTTCTTTAGGTGCGTAAGCTAAAGGCACTCTAATAGATTGTGTTATATTACCATTACTATCTTTTCTTTTGATTTGTATGTTATTAAATATCTGACCAAAACCTATGGTCATTCTTCTCATACTCTCATTATAAAAATATGTTCCAAACATTAAAAGTCAACCTCTCCGAACGGATTACGTTCTGTAAAATCTAATATGTCGTCTGCCGTTGATGATGTATCAAAACCAGCTTGACTATCTAAATCATTATTACTAGCATACGTAGATTGAGTTTGTAAATTATAAGTTTCTAATAACAGATAATTACTATCACCACTTGCACTATCATTTTCTAACAACATTGATCCAGTCTCATTTTCTAAACTCATTTGATGTTGTAATTGATCTAAACTATACTTATCTTCAGCAGCATCAATTGTACCAACACCTGTGTCTAATTGTTCTGAACTATATTCGTATCTAGTGCATACTAATTTGTAAACTGGTAATTGACCTAATTGAAAGAATGGTTCTTGGTCTTGTACAAATTGTATCTCAAAAAAACTATTCATCAAAGGTAGATAAATTATATCACCTTCGTTTGGTCTACCTTCAGCAACCAAGGTAGCTTTTTCATCTACTGCCTGATTAAATCTTCTTTTAGAGATCATAAAGGTAGTATCTTCTCTAATCTCTAAACCAAACTTATTAATAATCTCTTGTTCGCCAGCGAAACCTTCTGTCGTTTCCATATACGCTTCTAATAATAACGCATTAGAAAATTTAGAAGATGTATCTTCACCTAAAATTAAATCTCTATTGACTAATGTTCTTGGTAAGTAATAAACATCTTGGCCATATATTTTTAGGCCTTCTATAATTAAATCTTCGTAAAGTCTTTTCTCGGATTGATTGCCGATACCCTTACCATCTTGGAAATAGTGATTAACTGGCATGGCATTATCCTATCATTAGAGCAGGGTTTAATTCGTATGTTGTTCT